GTAGATTGTAATGCTAAAAAAACGCCTTGTGAGCGTGAACCCTTTGAGCTATTGCATCTGCGACACGCGGCGACACAGTTATCCATATCCATAGGATCGCCTCCAGCCTTGATGCTACGCACGTGATCGACTGTACTGGCATCCTGCCCACAATAGGCACAGGTGTACCCATCCCTTGCTAGGACGGCTAAGCGTACGCGCTTCCAGTCTCTAGTAACACGTGGGTCGTGTCTACCCTTAACCATTTAGTAATGACCAGTCTTTAGGTGATATGTCCACGCTTGGCACGGCGTAGAGTGCCTGTGCTTTATGTACTTGAGTCCTCGATCTATCTGCTTATATGGATCTAACTCTTTTAGCTTAAGTAGCTGAGGAATTCCATATGCGGAGGACTTAGGGTTATCAGCTCTTGGATCCCATCGTGACTCACGTGTCCAGAGTAGCTCTAGGCATCTGTATTGCTTTGCATTGAGTAGCTTCATATGAGCATATAACTTATAGTTTTCTTTATCTCTTGGCGTATTTACCGCCTTAGCATTAGGCATATTGGTAAATAGCAATAGCCCGGCCAAAAGCACCAGACATCGCCTGCGAGCTATCCGCCTCAGCGGCTCGCCTGCGAGTATGGAGCGTAGCGATAAGGTCAAATACCTGTCAATTCTGAGCGTGTGCTTGAGCGTGTCCCACAGGTTATTAACCCCTGTGGATAACATCTGTGGATAACTATTATGCATCTTTGCCCCAGCCTTTACCCTTAAAGCTGATACCGGGAGCGCTATAGATCTGTCGCATCATCATCGAGCAACAATACGGCGTAGTGTGTTCAGCCATTTTTTCCATAGTCTCATAACGTACGTTACACACTATGCACTCATACTCATACGTCGGCATCGGCTGACTCCATTAAACACACGCCCATAACCCCGCATTTAGTACATTGGAGCGTTTTAACGTTAGGTGGCAGGTTATCGGTGATAATGCGCTCGATCTGATCAGTAACTTTTTTGCACTTACGGCACTCAAATTTATAGGTAATCATTAGGCCCTACAGTCTGCACAAAGCCACATAACGACCTCGCCTGATACATCTCGTACGTTAAAGCCGCCTAGAGCTGTCTGCCACTTTTTGCATTGGTCGCAGTATTGAGCAGCTACTACGGTTACGTTTCCGTCATCGTGGATCGTCGTAGCGTATCCGTCTTTAATAAAGGTTAATTCTCCCATTACAGTTTTACCGCCTTATCTATATGTAACAGCGCTATCTCTTTATCTACTGGAGCAGTCTTGTTAAATGTGCTGGCAGGTAAGCGCCGGGTCGTCCATTTAATAGTTATTTTGCGTAGGTTAAACGCGTATATGCCTTTAGGCGTTTCATTGATATAAAACGGCGTATAGCCCAGGCTGTTAGCCTGTTGCATTAGTGAGTCGTACTTATCCTTTTCCAATAGCAGCTCGTCATAATGCGTGTGTCTGCACTTAAGCTCTACGACCATCCGATAGCCGTCGCTCGTTGCATCGATGTACTCAAAAGCATCGTTAGATCGCTCTAAGTCCTCTACGTAGGTCCCTTTGATGTACTTAAATAACTCGTCCTCGGTCATACTTGAGGCTTCCATTTTCCATCGGATCCGAGTACGTGCCAATATGGGTTACATTGATTAGCCCGGTTTTTCTCTGTGCATTTGTAGGCTGCCCACGGTTTACCCGTTGCCTTCGCCGTACCCTCAGCCCAGATCATCGTGCCGTGCGAACAGCGAGGCGCAGCTGCTACTTGAGCGCCGCCTAAGCTTTGCTCGATTTCACCAATAGCGATGGCCATTGTAGGAATATCCTCTATAGCTGCTCGATTGCTCCACGGATCCGGATCAGCTGGCAGGTTCTCTACCTTTTGCATATCCTGAACAGTAGGCCGAGCGTGTTCGCTAGGTGTTAATAGGCCGATTACGCGCCCGTAAGCACTCGTCACCGTGTCCTCTATAAGCCATTTTTTCATATTGTTCGTTAAGTGTGCGACGTTACCAAACGCATAATCTACGGCGCTTGGAAGTGCATCCTCGTACTCACGATAGGCCTCGGCTTTAACCAAAACCGTACCTTTGATTACGTCTATATCCTCGATGTAGGCTATTAAACGCCCGGTCGGATATTCTGATCTAAACCGCTTAATACGAGCGTTTACATCCTCGTAATTATCTAGAAACCCCATTAGATTAGCTCTTTTTCTTTAAGAGCTTGAGCAATAGCGCGGCCACGTACAAAGCCCTCGCCGTGTCCGTGCTTAAAACCGATCGAGTATCCGATTACCATAAACATAAAGCCCATACCGCAGGCTGCTAAACCGATTAAAATGTCCATACTGTTCATTGTTCGCCCTTTGTTAAGGCCGAGCAGCTACCAAACCGAGTAGCCCTCCCGGCGTTTGTAGTATCAGTATGAGGCTACCTACTGACAAAAGGCAATTATTTGGCTAGGCGTGTCTCTAACAAAATCTCATATATCTTATCGATCTTGCTATCCATACGCTCAACACGAGACTCCATATGGTCTATACGGCCTCGTAAGTTATGGCCTCCGTTACCGTCTGGCCTTAGCTCTGATAAGTAGTACTTAACCAAGTGACGGACGAGCCCAGCCCCTAGCCCCAAAATGGTACAGCTCCCCACAGCTATACCGACTATGAGCTGAGCCCCTTCCATTACTTAGTTACGCCAAACTGACCTTCGGACGGTTGGAGTGCCTTAAGTAGTGGCCCGATTAGCCCAGCGATAAACGCGTTAGCCAATACTTTTGGATCTGAAATACCGGACATATAAAGCGCCGCCGCACTAGCGATAGCTGCGCGTCCGTATGATTTTGCCGCTGCGATTACTTGCTCTTTCATTGTCTAGCTCCATTACTGCCCTTAGGGTTTGTTTACTGTAAACCTAAACTCGAGATTAACGCTTTAGCTTTTGCAGCTGATACCTCTACCTCAAAGTGCATATCATCCGGCCTGCTCTTAAAATCGCCGCCCCACTTGAGGCCGTATTTTTTAGCAAGCGCCCGGATCATTGGTACTTTTTCAGCCGGAAAAGTGTCGTATTTTCCTAGTGGATGCTTTGTTGCATTTAGATCGATGGCCGTCCCGGATGAGTGGCACGATAATTTTGTAGGGTTGCCTCTTACCATCCTGTACGCATATGCCCAGTCGTCAAACGTACCCTCATCGATCGGCTCGATCAGCTCGTGAAATTCAGCCGCGAAGGCTGCGAGTAGTGGCCCCACGCTCTCAGCACATCGCAGCTTACGATCCGTACCCTTTACAGGGTAGGACTTTATTTTAATTGCTTCCGGGTCTTTTGATGCCGGGTAGCCGTTATAGCTAGTCTCCATTAGTAACGCTCGGTGTGGATTGTTCCGCTGGATTTAGCCAAGCCTGATAGTCAGGATTATCCTCGGTGCAAGTGACACGCATTAAGCCATCATCATCAATGCGACCAAAGATTTTAACTCCATCAATCGTGTCGTGTAAATATTCGTATTTCATTATAGTTCAGCACTCCAACCAAGATAGGCACTAGATGAGTTGTTATCCATACATTGAGCAGCATTTCCAGCCACTAAACCAGAAGTAACCGTGAAAGTAACATTTGCATTGATCAAACCAGCTTTGTCAAAAGTTGGAACCACGCCACCAGTTAAGACAGAACTCGCACTAGCATTTAGAACACCATAATTAGCAGCGGTTCCGCTTTGCTCTAAAGCCGTTGGTGCAATTCTCATTTGCACAGGAAATGGAACTAAACAATTTGCCAAAGTTGTGGCTATTGCTTGACCAGTTCCAAATCGCAAATTAGCACCACCATTTGTTCGGTAGTAGTACCTCTGACAAGCGGCTAATTCTCCTTGAAGTGTTGCGCTAAAAGTTTTGAATTGTGTCGCTACTGACCCAACTTCTAATTGAAATCCTGTTACTTCATAATAATCATTAGTGCTTGCTGTACCGGTTGGCGTGAAAAAAGTTGAAACACTGATTTCAGTCGTTGCTGCTGGAATTGTGCCTGTAAATGTAAAACGCTGCCAAGTTGTTGTTAGTGTTGCTGTTCCGTCTATTGCTAATCCGCTACCTGTGTAACCTGAAGTTAGCCAGTTTTGGTCTGTGCCTGTTCCAGTTACTAGATACGTTCTCAATGCATTAGATGTAGCAGAAAAGTTAGCACCTGCGCGTGCATAGAAAGACATTGTCACAGTCTTGCCAGCAAAAGGAATTGTATTTACAGTCTCAAAGTTTTGCTGTAAGTAAAGTCCGCCTGTTCCAGTTTGACCTGAATTGCGCTGAAATCTTAAAGCGTATTGGATGTTTGGTAAATTAGTGGTGTCTCCAGTTGCTTGTCTTGAAATAGTACACGCTTGGTTTGCACCAGTTGGAACACTCCATCTGTCGGCTGTATAAGTAACGGCAGAAGATGCGGCAAGTGAAAAAGAAGTGCCGCGCTGCCAAACTTGAAAGGCTGAGTTAAGAATTGGATTTTGTGCAACAGGTGCTTGATAACGCAAGCCTGTTGAAGTGGAACTATCTGCTACAAGTGTCTCGCCGTTTGCGCCTACTGCTAAGCGAGCCGGAGTATCGTTAGCCGTAGCTGATATTAAATCGCCTTTTGCATCCACAATAGAGTTTTGGATAGCGTTAGCATCATCCGTAGTAACCCAAGTAAAGTCCATATCAGTATTAGTAGTTTTGCTTAATACCTGCCCGGTAGTGCCGCCCTTGAGATCGACTAACGAACCATCAATAGAGTCTCCAAGTGCCTCGATAGCCGTAGCTCCATCTTTGACTAAGTCAGTCGAAGTCGGTACAGGCCAGTTAAAATTAGGGGTAACTGTTGCCATTATGTCAAACCTCCAAATGCGTTTTCCCACTCAAGTGTAGCGTTTACACCTGTCCAAATCAGGCTAGCCGGGCTAACCGTGTCCCATTGTGGCGCGACTAATGAGAAATCTGTAGGGCTCAGGGTGAGCGTTATGTCTACGAATTGAGGCGTGGCCCTAATAGCAAAGCCCTCTAAAAAGCCGTTAAAAGATCCGTTAAACATATTGATGGGTAGATCGCTAATAACAATAGGCTCACCAAAAAATACATTTATAAGCTTGTTTCGCTCAGCATCGGGTAAATCTGCATTATCTAGTCTAAAAGTAATGGCCTGTAGCTGCTCACGTGGGATAGCCCGGAGCCCTAGCTCACGATCCATTACATCGTTCACGTCCGACAAGTTATGCAGGTTAGAGCTTACGCTGCGCTGATAGCGGCCATAGTTAGCGATCGAGTCAGCATCTAAAGCCGTTGCCTGATTATTGTAATTATTACCGTAGTTAAATACAAGCGAGTTACGGATCTTGCCTATTTGTAAGATTGACTTCACGCTCGATGGGATAGCGTAATTAGCCGAGATAGTCGTATAGCCGTTAGCCGATAGGTAGGCGGTACGGTGATCGGCATCGGCGTAACAGACTCGTCCCTGTTTGTCCTCATAAATATTACCGAGCGCGCTTTGTGCTATCTGAGCGCATAGGTTATAGCTGCTAAACGGATCAGCTGAACGGGAAATCATCTCGTAAAGGCCCGGCTGATCGATCTCGCCAAGCCCTACGTTTTCAGCGTTAGCCCACGTAGTCGTAGGGTCGTAATCCTGCCATTGTAAAGCCGGAGCAACCTCAAACCACGAGTTAATAAGTAGCTCGTTAAGTATGTCGTATATTTGATTGCCATCCTCAGTTTTAGGCAAGGCATCCGGGAACAGAGCTTTCGTTAATTTAGCCAAGGATCCTACAGCCAATATATTACCGATTGTTATAAAACCGACTTCCTCAGGCGAGCGTACCGAAATACCAAAATCGGATACCGTACCGCCAAAAACAGGCACGTAAGTACCGGAGCTATTCTTTAACTCTAGGGTAAGGCTATCGGTAACGTCAATATCAAAGGCCGAGTTATTTATATTTACGATCTCCATACGAGCGTAGCCTGCGTTGCATTGTAGGTCTACGTCATCGCGACCAGTTGCCATATTTACGCTTAGCACGTTTGTATACTCAGTCGTGCCTACGATTATTTTCCACTCTGGGAGCCAAGTACTCA